TTGAAGTTTTCAGATATATGAACTGGGCCGCTAGTACTGTCTAGTCGACCAACTCTACGAGTTCCTAAGAAGTTGGTAACTACAAACACACCGCTTCCCATGACAACAATAAGCTCATTAAGCCTTGTTGAAACGAAAATACCGCGTGCTTCGCCACGACCAAAATCTAAAACTTCCTTGTAGCCAGAGAACGGTACAAGAGCGGGTACGCCACTGTCTTGTCCAGTAACCATTAAGTTCATGGTTTCTTCAGTCGTCATCTGCTCATAGCGAGAAAACTTAGTTCCCCCGATGATATCTAATGGTACTGTCTGTTTTTGTTTGTGTTTGAATATAGGCATCTATGGTGTCCATCCTCTGCCAAGGTTGGCTTGGCCATAACCAAAATAGTTATTACGGAACATGCTATCTCTAGTGATAGAAAGATCCGTTCCAACCATTTTATCCAACTGAGCTTCAAGACCTTTATAAGTAGGCTCGAGCTGTGGAGGATAAGAGTTACCAAAGAAGTCACATATTCTTTTTGCTAGGTGATACTTAAGATAAGATACATAAAATCTATCTAGTATAGTGTCTATGTCGTCAAAAAGTTCTAACTGCTGTAAGGCATACTTACCAGTTATCTTCATCTCATATGGCTCATTTGGAATGAAGTACAAGTAAATACGCATTGCGCCAAGCTGACGTTCAGCGTAGTAATGAAATGGTAAATTCTGTAGATCGTCGACACGACCAGCACCGAAGTACCGTTTCTGTGTGTCTCTAACCATTGGGTATCTAACGTCATCAATGTTAAACGTTAGCTCCCTAATGTCCATCAGGCCAGGAATATCATAAATCTCCTGGCCTGGAACAGCATTAAACGTAGCGTGGGTATAATACGGTATAAGCGCAGTGCTCATAGATTTCTCGGCTAAGATATCATTCAACAGATCTAACCCGTCGGATGTCTGTTCAGCTGAAATCGTTTCAAACCCTCTAGCTAATATTCCAGATAGGTAATAAGCCTTAGTTATGAGCTCAAGCGTATTCATATTGTACCCTCAATTGTTTAATGACCTAAAGAGGGTACACAACTCGCATCGCGTATTCGTCAACTAATGTTGAACCCCAAATACAGTCATTAACAAAGCCGCGTTCATTTTGGCCAAATACAGAACCGTAGTACATACGCATAGAAGCGCCACTATCTGGATCAATTACGTTAGCCGTTGGGAAAGGTACTTCCTCTGGTAAACGTGGCATAGCCAAGAACAAAGGATCGCCAGAACAAATCAAACCAGCTCTGTGGCTAGGTAAAGCACCAGCTTCATTACCAATTAATGATTGGTTAATGTTTTGTGTAGCAACACCAGCTGTGTCGATCAACGCAGGGAATACAGTCGCTGTAATAGAACCACCAGATTCAACTGTATCAGCAGTAACACGTACTTGTACTTGCTGACCAGAAGTCTTGTGACCAATAAAGTGCAAGAAGAACAAGCTGTTTGAAGCAGGAGCAGGAGTGGCAAATGTAAGGATGTCGCCCTCAACAAGAGTTTCACCAGCGCCAGCGCCAGAGAATGTTACTTGCGTACCGGTAGGGTCAATAGCGGTTACTGTTAATACTGTACCGTTGTTACCAACTGTACCAGCTGTGTGAACAGGAAGTAAGTTAGAGCTCATGAATTCAGCGTTAGAGAATTTACCTAACATCCAGCTATTAGCGATTTCGTTATTACGATCAAGAGCAAACTCTTGTAAGCCACTACCAACAACTGCAGGAATGCTGACATCATCAACATATACTTTAGCTACTGAGTTTGGAGCACCGTAGTTACGGAAGTTAGCTAACGCTTGAGCGTATTGCTGGTAACTATTAATAGGAGCAATAGTTGTAGAACCAATCGCAGGAGCATTAAATGCACGATACGTATGGCTTACAGCGTTTTCAGCAATGTTAGAACCAATACTAGAGCCAAGTTCAGCAATCGCAGAGCGACCAAACTTGTCCATGTATTCGTCAACATTAAAAATGAATTGTTGAGCGTCAAAAGCGTAAGATACGTTCTCAGCTTGATCAACGGTTAAGTTTTGAACTCTTTGTTCTGAACCTTGGAAGGTAGCAACGAGTGTTTGGTTCGTTACAAAACGTGGTGGTAAGTCAAAGCTTACGGTTGAGCCCAAGTTTCCAGAAAAATGGTCAAAGTTGTTAAATTTCTTGTTAGCTGTTGCAATCCAAGGATTTTGGTTTACAAGTAAAGCTAAAGAAGATTCTTGATATGTAATAACCTGTTCTAGGATATTCGTAGGTACTGCCATTGTAGTATAACCTCAATTTATGTAGTAAATTAAGACAAATGGCTTTAATATTTAAAAGAGAGCTAAACTGTGTACTTTTTACGTAACTCAGTTATAGATTTCTTGCCACTGTCCATGCCAACATTTGAGGGTCGAATAGTGTTCAATGGATCTCTCGGCAAATCTTTGCTACGCGCAATCTCATTGTTCTTTAATGACGAAGCAAGTTGATTCAGCTCTTTCATTGCAACTGTTCGCAATGGATTATTAGGGGTAAGCGCCGATGCAAGCTCTCTGAACTTACTTGGGTTTTTTCCTAAGTGATATAAAACATCACCAGCATTATCAACGCTATCAGCTGCTGTTAGCAAATCAGGAAACGAGGCGTAAGGCATTTCTTTCGTGACTTCTTCAAAATCTTCATACTTCTTAGAAGCGTCATCGACCTTTCCTTGCAGAGAGGTTAATGTTTTCTGTGCTTCTATTTTTGCCATTTCTGCTTGCTGAGCGTTATACATCTCATCAAAATATTCAGAAATCTTGCTTCCAACAATTTCTTCCACATTATTAAAAGGTTTGTCTTGAGCAGATCCCATGTTATTTTGAGAAGCTTGTAGCTCGCTTTTAGCATCCTGGTAAGCCTTATCATATGCTGATTTCTTAGTAGCTCCTACAATCTCATTAACTTTTGATTGTGGAAGCATCTTCTCTTGCTCTTGAGCCATTTGCTCTTGAACAGGAGCTTCATTCTGTACTGCCTGTGCAACGTTTTCATTACTTACAACATTCTGTTCGTCAGTCATTCTAACCTCACTATTTGACTATTACCCAAGTCACGGTATACCGTCTCTCATGGACGTCATGGCTACTTTACCTGTGCAGCACAGTGAAACCTTGATTGGCCCGCCTAAAACGGGCCTTAGCTCAAGTAGCTTTATATATAACCAAAATCTATGGTTTTGTCAACCTAATATGACATATTGCTTTTATTTTTCTCAGAACCGCTTTTGTACATCTTTCTGTTGTTGGTTGCGTCGCCGCTATCTCTTGGGCCTTCGCCTTTAAGAATGCCTGGTTTCATGCGTGCATGAACTGGGCTACCACCGGTAGTTTTCTTGCCTGCAGTTGGTTTTTGAGCATTTATAGCGTAGCCGCTGCATTTCATTTTCATATCATGTTCCTTTAAATGGTTAGTTACGTTTATTTACGAGTAGAGTACCCGTCTTACACTCCAGACCTCATTTTCATGACCAGCTCGATCGTCTTGAGCTGTTGGTCCAGGTGATCTATTGCTGCTTGGGACTGGGTTCTTTCTGCTTCATTTTGAGCATCCGTCATTCTAAGCATAGCGATGGCCTTGTCTCTTTCGATTTCAGCCATAAGTTTGTATTGAGATTGTTGAAGTTTCTCAGCTTGTATTAGCTCGTCAGATTTCTGCTTTTGAGCCTTTAATTCTAAATCTTTCTGCTTAAGCATTAACTCAGCCTGCATCATCTGTTCTTGAGGATTAGGCTTATTAGCGCTTTGGGCTTGCTTCTGCTCCTGTTCTTTCAGGAAGTTTTCAGTAATTTTCTTAAGCTGATCTTTTCCTCTGATATCGATATTATCGATCAACATAGGGAGGCCTTTAGTATTCATAATAGCGTTAAACGTTTGACTCGACTTCATTAGCTCCATCATAACGCTCATTGCTTTGTTTCTTTGTACGTCGAAGTTAGCTCCAGCCTTGACGTGGACTTCTAAGTCATTCTTACCAAAATCAAGAATAGCTGACTCTTGTGATTGTGAGTCATTAACGGTGTGGTACCCATGCTTACCATCAGGCATAACAATAGGAACGGTTCTTAGCGTCTTGTAGTACTTAGGAACCAAGTTCATTACAACTTTGGCTACTTGATTAAGTGCTGAAAGATAATTGATAACATAAGGCATTGCTGCGTTGTTAGACTGGGTAGCACCCTCAACAATCGCAACACCAGATAATTGCTTCTGTTGTAGACCGAGCTGAGCATCGTAACTACCTAATATGGTCTGTATTGTCTTATCTTGCATATCGAAAACCTGCATAAAGGCAGGATTTACTTGGCTTCTAGGAAAAATTGTAGGGGGTGGGTTTTGCTGTCCATCAACACCAACGTCTTCATATATTAAGGAAGCCTTTGTCTTCTGGGGGTTCAACCAGCCCTCCATGTACTCTGGCTCTAAAGGTAGTGAGCTCTTAGCCATCATAACGTCTGTTTGTCTTGAGTTTTCAAGCTCATTAACCATGTTACTAGCTGCAAGGTTCTTAATTCTCTGAGCATCTAGTGCGTTATAAGCGTAAGGACGTGTAATTTGTTTTCCTTCAATGACTGCAGAGTTTCCATCAACAAAAACAAGAGGTAGATAATCATAATCAAGCTCCTCCGGTCTTTCTACCAGTACATCCCCTACAAACTTATATCTCATAATCTTTGTTTGCTTTCTTCTAGCTTTCTGAAGAATCTGAGGAGGCTCAGCAATGCTGTCCCAAGCTTCAATAATCCTATCGTATTCCTTTTTTAACATTGTATGTGTAAGATCAGGATTAGTAGGATCGCTTACTTCTACCATTGTCACATAGCTATATTGCTTCTCATAGTAGTCAGATATGTAATAAACCTTCTTGTTGTTCTCCATGTATGACCATCTAAATGTGCCATCATCAAAGAACCCATCAGTTTTTATGGGTGATAAATCCAGATCTGGGTATTCTTCTGCAACTTCTTCCTCGTACTTAGGAACTAACTCAAAGCAGAACTGACCATCACTCTTGCTAGATTCCCTAGCTAACGGATCAAAGCCAGTTAAAGTTGGATCGAATACCTTTTCAACACGGATGACTTGCCTCATTGAAGTGTCATTTTCGTATTCAGTGCAAACCCTAAACGCAGAGAACCCACCACTCATGGTGTCACGATAGACATCATTAGCTTTGTTCTCGTACTCACTTCCGCTGAATATGGACCTGAGAATTCCTTCAACAACATCGACCTGATTTGGATCAACATTATCGTTTTGAGCTCTTACGCTTAAGTCTGGGATTTGTTTTGACCACTCTCCCCATAAGCGGGAAAGATATGTCTCTAGGACATTAACCTCAACAGCAGGCTTATCTGCAGCTGCTAAAGTGTCACGATCTTCACGAGACAGGGTAGTTTTAAAGATAAAACTTCTGTAACGATGGTATCTTTCATTGTTCTTTCGGTTGTATTCTCTAGAGTCCTCGACATTATCTTTGATCTTATCGAGGTTCTTATAATGAGATTCTGCTATTTTTTCCATGTTTGGAAGCTTCTACCTGCGTGTGCTTTATACCCAGCAGGAACCTTGTGCTCGGCCTTCCTGCGATCCAATTTAACAATAGTACCATCTATGAGACCTAATCGTACAGCATCATATGCCGTATCTGCGATATCATCGTATCTATGGGTATCATTTGCTGTAATCTTGGACATATGTTCAATACACATACTAGTATGTTTACCAAATTTGTGCAAGCTGATTCTTTTAGAAGCAATGTACTGCTGCATCTCAATAAATCTGGTTGCTTTGCTTCCACCAGCTTTGGTTCTTTGGACTTCCATAATTCTCATACCTGGTATTTGCTTAAGGTTTGAGATCAATGTAACGCCTGTGGATTTCTTCTCAATTGCAACCGTAGATGGTTTAACATCAAATCGCATGCAAGCATTGTAAAAGGATATTAACTCACTCTGAAGATCTTTTGGCTCAATCCATAATTGGGCACAGTCAATCCAGTGAAGAGCATATTGATCTGTCTCTATGTCTCCCTGTTTGATTCTGTATAGTCCCCAGAACGAGAACACAGTAGCATCGTTATAAGTCTTTTCAGTCTCTGCGGTGTCTACAGTCAGGAAGGTGCATTCAATGTTATCAGGAATATCGTCATGCAACGGCTTGAACCATTCCTCTTTGAATAAACCACCACCAGCAGGAATGGGGGATTGCTGATACTGTGATGAAAACACATAAGGCATAACCTCTTTCATCTGTAATAGCTTTTCACTGGTATGTTGAGAGGGCATTAACGCATTGCCAGCCGAGTCAAGAGCAGGAATAACAACAGCTTTATAGTCATCACCATCTAAGCCTTGCATCAGGTTCTCAACGAGATCATCCTCATGTAAAGCTTGTCCTATTACAACGATAGGTGTAAGGGGGCTGTTAACACGTGAATGCAGTGTCTCAGGCCACCAAGACTTAATCGTGCTTCTGTATCTTTCAGAGTTAACATCGGAGGCCTTCTGTATGTCATCTACAATTATTAAACCACCGAATCTATTGACGTCTGGTATGCCAGCACCTTGACCTGTAATAGTACCTCCAGCACCTACACCTACAACTGAGCCCCCAGTATTGAACTCAAAGTCGTTATTAGCTCTAGAGTCATTGAGGATCTTAATGCCAAACAGCATTTCATATTCTGGAAGTGAGATTATACGCCTAATGGTCTTTGTTTGTTTGACAGCGAGCTCAGCATTGTATGAAACGTAAATGAACTTACTGTCAGAATAGTTAGCAAGGGACCAAGCCACGTAATGAATCATCAATTCAGTCTTACCATACCTGGGGGGACATCTTATGATCATTCGCCTACAGTCAGGGTCATGGACCAACGTCTTCTCTAGTTCTGGGGTAATCGTATCGACTAAGGATCTTCTATTTTCGGCATGACGTATCTTAAACTCTCTTCCGGTTCTTAGCTTATAGAAGTATTTAGTGAACTCGATTAGTGAGCTTTTAAGCAATTCAGGATCAGGCAATCCAGAAGACTGATCCCTGTATTTTGATACGGCTTTTTCAGCCCTTATGATTCTTGAGTTAAGTGATTGCATTTGGACAATATACGCTCAGTAAATTAATTTGTCAACACCGAACCGTGAGCCTCAATCCATTCACCAATCTCTGTATAACCAAAAACAATTCTACTTACCTCGCCATCTATCTCATAATCTATCGACAAACCCCCCTCTACACGATCATTGTAACTACTCTCGCTGTAAGGGTTCCAGCCAATATCTAAGATAATAGATCCTTTTAGCGCATCCAAACCCTCCATATAATCTTCGTCAATTTTTCTTAGGCTTCCGCTGAGCAGCTCCTTCTGTATTTTTTTCTCTCTCTCTTCGTAATTCATTCCATCCTCCTTAATTTGGCTCCCCGAGACGGGCTCGAACCGCCGACCCAGTGATTATTAGTATTTTTACCTTTACGTAGTGGCATCACTAATCCCCAGTCTCTTCTCTATCTCTTCCATACGCTTATCGTTATCAACCTCAATAAACGTCTTCACCAATGTCGAAATTGACTTACTTTGGTCGTCAGGGACGTCTCCTTTAATGGTTCCTAGAAGGACCTCCGCAACAATCTTCTTAATATCATCCTTTCCTCCAACGCTGTTAACTTGAATCCCTAGATTCATTGAATCAGCTCTCGGTTTAGGTGATATCCTCTCCATTATCAACTTCAAAGCAGCTGGATCTCGGTCTACAATAGCCATATCAAGAAGAGTTTCAACGACCTCAGGGCCTAGCCTCAAGCATTCGCCTGATTTCTAAGCGTCTATCTCCGGCCCCTTTTGGCTTCCCGGCGGGGTTTCCTGACTGCCCTTTTTTAAACAAATGATCCATTCTGTATTAATTCTGTATTATTCAGTTGATTGGGCTATTATTGCACACACATATATGGCTGTCAATTCCATAATGTGATTAACATAT